AAGTGGCGCAAAAACCGGATCAAAAATACCTCAAAGTTGGGGAAAATGGCCAAAAATGGGTAAAATCCCCAAGTTTTTTGCTCAATCCCCAAGTTTTATTTGGGGAAAATTGGGGAAAATCACGAATTTTGAGCCACTTTTGTCAGGGGCAAATTAGCGAATTTCTTCAAAAACTGTAGAATTTTACACATTTATCCTACCATTTTAGCCCTTTACCAGAACTTCAAAGGTCGGATTTCGGCCTCTCTTGCATCAATAACGCTGGACATTTCCTTAATATGAGACATAATCCAGGCGATATTACCATCATTTTCACCTTCAACACGGGCTTTATCATTGATTATAACCTGTTCGGTGTAACCATTTCCTTGATAAAGGCGTTGAATAATGGTAATTTTCTTAGGATTTACACCATATTCCAAGCAAAATAGCGCAGCGTAGATGTCCAATTGGTTGAATGAAGGCTTGGATACTCCGGTTTTAAGGTCATAAATACGTAATTCCTTAGCGTCTTTATCCCATTTAATACCGTCAGCAGTACCAAAACAGTTATCTGAATAATATAATAGTACTTCAGATGACATACCTTCACGTATGCAGTCGTTAACAAACAGGTTTAGGGCCTTCTTTTTAGGCGCTAGCTCTGTTCTAGACTTAATTAACTGTGATGCTAACTCATGTAGAGCCGTGCCACGCGCTACGTTTTGTTTATTATCGTAGGTCTTGGCCATCTTTTCAGCATCATATCCTAACCAGGAATAGCCGGATGGGGACAATATAGCATGTTTCCCAACCAGGTTCCAGTGTGGTATCCATTCCATTATAGCTCCTTTATATATAATAGAAGAAAGTTTACCTATTTCTTTTCAAATCGAGATAGATATTCGGATTTAGACCGAAGAATTCACACATACCCCATACAACTTCTTCTTCATTTTCAGGATAAATAAAGGAAGTGAAGGTATCTTTACCGAAGTGGTCTATGTAATATCCTTGGTTTGGTCGCTTACTAGCTGTACCAGAGCGTTTAACCTCCAGTAGAGCGTACTGAGAGCCGCATAGGACGATTAAATCAGGCATCCCTTGTACCGACCCAGCATCTGTCTTAGCGACCAATATGAAGCCCCTATAGGCCTTTCTGAGCCTGTTAACGAGGTCTCTTTGGAAGTCACGTTCCAATTTCGACGCCATATAACCACTCCTGTTCTAAGTTTTCTATTTGTAAATCAATAGGTACAAACCCTTGTTTCTTAGCCCAAGCAGCTTCTGTAAACCGTTTCTTATCCCTAACCGCCTTAAGAATATCTTTATCAACCTTAGAAAGAGAAGTGATATAGGTGTAATATAGATCCTTATATGGTGTGTTAGTTCGGTCGATACGGCCTTCAGATTGTTCCATAGCCTTGTATGAATAGTTAACAGAGTAGAATAAGATAGCGTTTGTTGTAACACAATTCCATCCCTCTGACCCTGCAGTGTATTGTACAAGATATACCCATTTATCGGCATCTGGTATAGGCTCATGTGCCCAACCATTCCATTGTTTATATAGAAGATTGTGACGTTCGCAGATTTCCTTTAGGATATCCAACTCATAGTTGAAGTTATAGAAGACAATGATCTTATCCTTAGATAATATCTCCTTCTCAGCAATCCTAATCCTATCTGGGTCAGTGTTAACAATCCGTCTAACTAACTGGGTATACTCAGCTATGTTCAATATAGGCTCGTCTGTGTAAGGGTTCCACCTTGTGTTGGCCAGAGTTAGCAATGCATGCTGGTCGAATTCAGCATAGATATAATCTCTATGTCGAACTGTCTGACGCGTGTCTTCCATAGGTACGATAATTTGGTTCCTGTATTTCTCAAGAACCGCTGTTCCTATGTATTTCTTCACCTTAGGGAATTTCACATACGGATCCCAAACAACATGACGAGATGTGAAGTCTGTCTTATTACGGTAGAACCTATTGGCGATAAAGGTTGTCATATAATCCATCCATACATCACCAGGTGTGGCTGAGAGCAATATCCATTTGTTACTGTTCCAGCATATCTTGATAAAGGACTTACCCCATTTACCATAACCGACAACTCGTTGTTCATCAAAAATAAATACGCTGTCTTTTATTTCAGTGTACTTGTGAACATTCTGCCAAGAGTCTACTATATAATGATATATACCGCAGTTCTCTAGGGATTGTTGCCAGTCAGGTTTGGTAGCGCCTTTTTCAATTAAGTCCCGTTTCATTGCAGTAGTTATGACAATGAGCGGGCGTTCTTCCGTAAAAAAATCAGGCCCGTATTGGGAGGCAGCCCAGAATATAGACGTATATGTCTTACCTGAGCCAACACCTCCCATTAATATAGAGCCAGACTTTAACTTTTCACATGCTTCCCGTTGCTTAGGTTTAAGTGAGATTATACCCAAGGTGTTCGGGATAGACATTATAAGAAGTTAATATCCTTCTCGAAGCCTAGTTTAGAAGGAGCGAGTTCGGGATCAACATCATCAAGATAGATGTATAACTTCTTAGTGTACGCAGTGATACCGGATTTACCATCTACATCCCAATAGTATGGGCTAAGTACTGCATTTACACGACAACCAGGCGCGATATCATCAAGCATAGCAAGTTGATTTGGATCGGTAATATCAAGGAAACGTCCATTACCATTATCAACAAGAGCAATACGAACCCATTGTTGTACGTTAGGGCCTTTAGACAGGACAATTGGTAAATATGGTGCACGATTAGGATTTTCTTCAGTAGGTAATTTTACATTAAACCCTTGATCAAGAAGTTCCTGTGCGACCATTGGGTCTAAAGTTACATTGAATTTACGTGACCCGTCTGTATTAACTTCACGATTCTTCCCATTAATCATGATAGTAGCTGGGGCACCTTTAAAGTTAGGATAAACGATGCGTACGTTTTCCAATACTAGTTCATTATTATGATTTGCCATTTTTGTATCCTCCTTTTATAGCAAAATAATTTAAAAACTTTCGAGGAGATTTGTAGAATTTTATTACCTATAATATATGAGTACAAAACTCTCCATCTCTCTCCTCTATTAAGAGCTTTGTAATAAGTTACATATGTATTATAGTAAAAATACTAGCCTATTCTGAAAGAACCGGCCTTGAATAAGCGATTGATGGTAACTACTATGTTAGACGCATAGAGTACTTGGTTTCTTTCAAGTAAATCGAGGTAGACATAGTGTAGGCGTTCAGTATCAAACTTGATACCAACCAAATCACCAGTATTAACCGTCAACTCAATCAAGGCGTTAACTTGCTGAGCTCTGAAATACGAGGTGTTAGGGTTTCTTCGTTTAAGGTTTTCTAGGTATTCTAGGAAATTACGGTCATACTTCATATCAAGTAGATCCATAAGCAATGTCTTACTATTAACCTTAGCGTTTACTACCTCAGACGCACTTTCGCCAACTGGGACGAGCACTTCTTCAGTGATATGAAACTTCTTGTCTAGTTCAGGAGGCAGTCCTTTTTGAACCATCCCTTTCAATCCGTTACGAGTCTTCTGATACCGTACGCTACCATCTTTACAAATGAAGAAGATCATTTCGTTTTGATCCCATTTTGTATCCAGGATGCGCCGGTATTCTTGTTCACTGATATAACCGTTTTCATCAGCAAATGCAAAGATGACTTTATAACGATCCCATAATAATAGAATATCATATGGTGATGAGATATGTCTACCTCCTACACCAGAATAGGCGGAATAAGCAGCGTCAAATAGCTCAGCGAACTTATGACCTTGATTAGCGTTTTTTGGTAATAACTCCTTATTATGAGGCTGCATATATTCAAACACCTTGTTTGTGAACTCCTTAAAAGAAGGGCTGGTTCTGTAACAAGCGTAGTAGTCCATGATTTTGTTAAAATGTAGATCTATACCTTTTTGGAAAGTATGATTAGAGAAATCAAGGTATGCCTCAAATCGTTCGATAGCTTTCTTATACCACCACCCATCAATTTTTGCATCATCATAATCATACTGACTAAACGCTTTAACTTTATCGGCAGTTACTACGAAAATAAACGATGGTGTAAAAACACGTGTGTCGTAACGTTGGTTATATCGAGACTCCCACGCCTTTAACTTATCTTCATTAGCGAAATACTCTTGATAGTCGTCATACTTGATAACTAGCACTTGGTCTTCTAACCAGAGTTTAAACAAGTCAGCGGGCGAGCCGATATTATATCGTAGAGGGATAGCACGATATAGGTCGGTGAAGATATAAGGGATGGACTGCCAGAACTCCCCGTCATTTTGAAAATTGAACCCAAGTAGTTTAGCGATAGGCTTTAACCATTGGAAAGAATCGTGCGTACAGCGTTCATCATCTTTCATCATAAGTTCAATAGCGCGGATACTTTTAACAAGATTAGTTCTTCCTACAATTCTCATTGGATCATACCTTCTTTCTTAAGTTCAAGCATAGAGTCAACAATATCAAAGATGACATCGCTAGCACCATATGGGTATTTGGTAGGTTCGTATCTAGATTTATATACAGAATACACGAGAAGAGGAGTATTAATTTCAATCTCTGCTAATTCCGAAATACGACTAACTTTTCGGATAGACTCATCCACAACATAAGGTAAATTAAGAGACTCTATAGGTGACATACTACCAAACTCAGCAGCGTATTGGTTGAATTCTGTATATGTACCGTCAGTAGCATGACAGAAAATCTCAGCAGCATTCTTGGAAGCATCAGATAACCGTTTAACTTCTTCATCAGATATACTGCCAAATATCTTATCAATTATATCAGCGTCTTCTTTGGCTACTTTAATTTCCAGTGTACCTTCAATAGGGTCAAATACCGAAGACTCAGTTACCTTAACATAGTCATCATCTGTATCATGCTCATATTTAAGCTTATCAAAAGCTTCTTTGTCCATTCTGAATTCAAAAGGACTTTCTGGTTTCCTACCATGAGCTTCTTCATGAGTCATAGATTTAACCAGCGGCCCGAGGTATTCTCCTGTTTCAGGGTCATACATCCTAATGAACTTACGACCTTTCTTGGTAGTAAACTCTTCATCTTCATCTTTCTTTCGTCCAAAGAGTCGAGCTGCCATCTTCAGACCAAGATGTCCGGCTTCTTTACGAATGATATAATCCCGCATAAGTTCGAAAGCCTCACGCTGCATGTCGTTGAGTTCAGCAACTGTACGGTCAATGTATAGTTTAGCAAAGTCCTCACCAACAAATAGAAAGTTACTAGTTGGCTCGTCATCAGAGAGAGCATTAAAAATTGCTTCCCATGCGAGCGCAGACTCGGGAAAATCTTCAAGTTCATCACCAAGACGGTAAATAGCAACTTCATCTTTACCCCAAGCCTCGAATAATTCGAGAGGTGATTTGTAGTGGCTATCACCGATTTTCTCCCAGAGTTTTTCAAATAAGATTGGGGCATGGTCGAATGTTTCAGTATCAAAGTCTTCTGCTTTTTCAATAATACCCAGATCCACACAAGCTTCTGCCATAGACTTATGGTTTATATCATTATGAATGGTAGAGCAAAGAGCGTGTTGGATAGCAATACGGATACGGTTTAGAGTGGTTTTATCGATAGACATATTATTAATCCTCCTCGGATTGTTTAAATACGAACTGTGGGATGTTAAGAAACGTTTGACGGACGCTAAGGTTTGCAGAATCTTGAATTTCAGTAGCAAGCTGATGATTATTCTCTATGAAATATGTATTTAGGTTGGCATGAAAATTACCAATTTGATTTCCTGTATCGTTGTCAATTACAAAATAGTCAAAGCTAGGTGGTTTTGAAACAGCAGTATCGCTAATCAATACAATATCTCGTTCAGGGTTCTTAACAAACTCTGCGAGCTCCTTGTGGTGTCTAGCATAGTAGCTATGTGTACAGAGCAGCTTCATTAGATTGACCCATCCTTTCTCAACATATCAGCGACTTCAATAATATTATACACAACATTATTGATATCAAGCTCAGCGTTATCATGGTGATGATAAATAGCATAGGCTAGCAATTGGGTGTTAAGATTAATATCAATGAAAGAGAAGATGATGGTAAGTTGGGTAGCTAACCGGTTCATATCATCAGAGAAATCTTCAGGCTCCATAGATAAGAAGGTTGCTGTATATCGAGTAAAGAGTTCGTATTTTACAGGATACATATTACAGAAGATCGCCCGTGCAACTCTACTACCTATAATTACTTCTTCCAATTTATCAGGCTGCACGTTGTCTAACATAGCGCGCATATGATTTTGTAAAGTAGAAAGAGTTAAGACCTTGTTAGGTTTTGTTTCATCGTTTCCATATACAAAGTCCTCAACTTGTTTAGCAGTAGTCGGCACTTCTTCCTTCTTATTCACAATCGTTGGGATTGGTTTTACAAGTTCAGTTCGATTTCTGATAAAAGCAAGAGTGTTAACTTTCTCTGCAACAAGGGTTCCTTCAGATACAGTAACGATATACATGTATGACGGAGTTGTTCTATTGCTAAGAATGATATCTGAAATTTTCTGCATATCATCATCGTTATCTTTACGAACAAAGAACAACTCTCCAACTTTCCATAATTCATATGGTTTAATTGGACTGTCGAAAATACCCATATTACTCACGTATGTCTTTGTGAATAAGTCACAGATTGCAGCACAGTCTTGTACTTCTTTTTCGGAATAAGGAATAGCCTTATTCCCAAGTACAGTATTCGCAAACTTAGTTGCCCATTTGATATTACGTTGACTTAATTCACTGAGGACGCGTCTTGTCAGTTCTTTACGTAAGGTAGCAGTTTCAATCATAATAGTCATGTTTTTAATAAACTTATCAAAAGAATTTTTATCTGTCATTTATTTATACCCCCTGTCAGTGTCATCATCTACAATAACATAGCCTTTGTAACAAGCAATCCATATCTTAACAGCAGTTGTAATATAGATAGCGACAATAAACACCATAATCCCACCTTTAATAATTAGGATAAAGCTAGGTGCGGATACAATAAGATACCACATGATATAAATCATAGGTAAAAAGAATGCAGATAACATAAGCATTGTTACGATAAATGTAGCATGTCTATCTTCTCGTTTAACATTACTTGGTCGTCTCATTTAGGAACCTCCTAGTACCATTTATTTTGTCCTTGGTTTTTAATAGGTTTAATCACGCGCACATCGAATTTAAACGCTTCGTCATCGTCATGGATAAAGACATCGATGATAGGCTTATCTTCGTTTGCTTCAACGATACGCTTAAGGGTAACGATGTTCTTTGGCATCTGAGTACGCCAAGACATGCGAGTTCCAATGAATACACAGTCCATTTCGAATAAGTCCCAGAGGTCTTTAGCATCAAAACGATAATAAGCTCCAGCAACAATAGAAGTTAGGATCTTTTGAACGTCAGCGATATACTCTTCCTCATTACTTGGATCCATCATTAAGACATCGAAAGCTGGTTTGAGAATATCTTTGATACTCTGACTCACTTTCGTAATCTTTGGTTTGTTGAGTGGTGGTAGTTTTACCAATTTAAATTCCTCCGTAAATCATACATATTGATTAGTTCTTCTTTTAGACCGGCAGTATAAGATAAACTACCGTCCTCATCTACGACAACGACAAAGCGAGTATCGTCAGTATCTTTGGAACTAACGAAAGTTTCATAGTCGTAATTATAAGCGTATTGCTGTGGGTCACCTTTGGGGTTGACTGTAATAAGGATAGCGATATTACCAAGTGTCCAGGCCTTGAAGAAGTCAATATCAGTCATACCATGTTTCTCGCCAACTACAGAATTAAGGTAGGAGAACATAAGCGCTAGCTTGTGACGGTCGTCAGCATGGACTTGGTCAATACCTGTCCGCTCTAAGACTTTTACAAAACGATAATTTAAGTTTTCAATATAAGGGTCGCCGCATTCTTTTATCCTATGCCATACCTTATCTTTATCCCAAGGTGACCATGGACAAGATTGGTTAGTACCAGAAGCATTGTGGCGATACACGATAACAGGTTTATCCTTATCATCTTCATTATCGTTCTTGAATACTTCAAACAGGACATTAGCCAAGATTCTAATATAGGCATAGGTTATAAGTCCGGCGAGTATTGATGCAAAGTAGTATACTGACCTATAATTATCTGCTAAAATAAGCAGTCCAATAATGATAGGTGCAAATATAGCACCGGTCACAACACTAATAAAGAATGCATAAATAGTATTAGATAACTTGTGCATATTTCTCATCCTCCAATCCGTCTAATACGAGGTCTTCGTGATACCAATCAGTAGAACGCAGAGGGATTGTTGGTAATCCATTACGTTTACGAATACGATTGATTTCTTCACGAGCTTTGATCTCGTAGTACTTATGTGCTTCAATATGGTCTTTACGTGTAGACCGGTCGAAGTCAGCAAAACTATCATCTGCAAAGATAGCGCCACGTTTGAACATATGGACTTCAATAGACTTCCATAGTAGGCGAGCATGAGTTCGCGAACCATAAGCTTGTTTAAATACACGACCTTCAGAATTACGTACTTGTTTTACCATTTGTATACCTCCTTAAAAAAAATAAGAGCTGGGTAAAAATACCCAAACTCCTATTTTTGATCGATAATTACAACATCATCTTCTTGCTTCTTGAATTTAGATTTCAACCAGTTAGTAGCTTTACCTAAAGCACCGGTACGATACGCAAGATACCCAGCTGTAGCGAGTCCAACTACGATTACAGCTTTATTCGCACCCTTTTTAATTTCTTCTGCATTTTGCGCCTTGGTTTCTTCCCAGGCATAAACCGCATCTTCCATTTCCATAGGGGAAATAAAACAATCGCTATTTTCATCAAACAGCAAAGTGTATTTAGTATCGTCTCCTGGTAGCCCAGAAAACCATCCTCCAGATTGATATTCTTTTCCTTCATGAATCATTTTATGATCCTCCTTTTTATCTTTCTATATAGTAGTATGTAAATATTTTATTCCCATACTAATTCAAAGCAGACACCTGCCACACCATCTATTCCACGCTTGAAATCCTCATACTTTAGCTTATACCAGAACCCTGCTATCTTAGCTCTCCAAAAACGATAGTCCTGGAATTTCTGTTTAAAGGCAGCCGGGTCTGTAATATCATTGAACCAAAGCGACATACCACGAATAGTTCCATCTTCGTTATGAATATAAACCATAGCATCGTAGCGGTCTTTCAATTCTTTATATAAAACACTCATATCACCACTCCTTGAACTCATCAATATAATAATCTGAGCCAATCGGTGAACTAGGCCCATAGTATTCGAAATACCCACTACCTTGATTGTAGATGGAGAATGGTTTCAAAGTATGAGACTCAAACGGTTTATCTGAAATATACCAACAAAGACCATTCTTCTCACGATATACCTGCATGATAGCTCCACTAGGACGCATAGACTGACCTAATAAGGTAGAACCTTTGTGACATGTAAGAATAGTATTCTCAATCGTAGGGTGCGCAGCGTAGATATAATAGTTATCTGTTCCTAGAATAGAGTAGCATAGGTTATCGATAAAGCCAATTAAAGGAGGTAGGTCGTCTGGTACAAGCTTGCCTTGCATATAACACATGGTCTTAACCATACCCTTAGCAACGTTGATATTATAATCTACAATAGATATAGCGTTTGGACGACCGGGCATGGCTTTAAGGCAGTTCTGACCAAGATTGAGTTCATCATCAGTTACAAATAGTTCCATCATGATAGATGTTCCTCCTTATCTTCATCTTCATCAAAACCTAGTACCTTTAAAGCCTCTTCATAGGTTAATGCGCCTAGTCCTGGTTGCGGTTCTTCCATTTCATTCTCCTTTAAAAAAAAAGAGGAGGAATGTATCCCCCACTCGATTAGAAATCTAAATCGCGCCATAGAGCATTTAAATAATTACGGCGAACTTCATCAAGTTCCGTAAAGGCCTTAATACCTAAGTAACGAATAGCTTCTTCATCAAGTTTAGTCCATTCAACCTCTTGTCTGAATTCTGTAGTCATCTTTACAATAACATCAATTTCTTCTTGGTCTGGAGTATCTCGGAAACACCACATATGATGCTCAATTAACTCTAGTTTACGTTCAGCCTGTTCTGTAAAACGGTCTCCAAAATATTTTTTTAGAACCCGAGTCATATAGAACTGGTTAACATTCACTGAGTAAAGCATGTGCTTCTTAATGTAGTTTTCGTCGTATTCCATACCTTGATAATTAAATGTAGTCATAATTGATTACCTCTCTTTCTATAGAGAGATATGTAAAAATTAGACTCCCGGCCCGTGCCACATTTCCCAACGCTCTTTGTTTTTACGTCGAGGTTGTTCTGCAGCACTAGGATTATTGAAATTATAATCGTAGCTATCAGGGTTAATGACGCCTTCCTTAACCAGCTTATGGACTCTACGGTTAACGGTATCCTTAGAGACACCCAGGCTAGTAGCGATTGTCCGGTTAGACCAACCTGCTTGTTTATAAATAAGGATTTCCTCATCGTCTATAAACTTCTTAGGACGCCCTCTTTTTTTAGAAGGATTCATTGCCCGTAGAATATCCAGTCCATTATTCGGGTTGAGGTTCGTCATGTCCATGGTTCTTCACCACGATTGGTCGACCAGTATCGTCTACACCGAATGTGGCAGTGTGATGACCTTTTTTGTGTCCTAGAAGGTCGAACTGGGGTTTGTAAGGCATACGCTCAGCCTTGTCAATAACGGTTACACGAACCGCTTTAGCTATGCGTCCAGAGCTTCTATCAATACGCTCAAAGATAAATGTTTTCTCTTTATCTTTAAAGAAGTATTTGATGTAATCATAAGCAGCGTCTTTATCAGTAACGATAATATCCATAGTATTATCTTGGAAAGCAGATACGTTGATTGCAACTAACCATGACACATCACCCATTCTAATAAGTCGCTCAAGCGTATTTACAAGTTCGATAAATTCCGGACTACTGTTTTCTCGTAACTCATTAACGACAAGTTGGTAATCAACAGGAGTTGTCACTTCCTCGCCCTGTTCCAACCATACCGCAGACATAAGGGCGTAGTTAGAAAGGTCTTTGAGCGTATCGATGATTGACTCGTCTTTCACAAGCGCTTCGTTCTTAGACAAGGTGTTGAGACGGGACATCTTATCTTCCATACGAACAATCGCAGCGATTAAGCCGTGTTTTTCAAGTGACTCTTCAAATGAGTTACCATAGTCGGTATTCTTCTTAACGAAGATATCTTGGAGCTCTTTGTGGGCGTCATGCATTTTCTGTGCTGTTAGTTTCAGTTTGATCTGTTTCATTTAACTTCTCCTTGTGTTCTTCATGGTATACGTTTTGGCCATATGAGTATTCACTCATGATGAGTTTTAGAATACCATCCATCGCCTTAATGACTTTGGGATCCAATCGCTTAACCTTTGTTACGTAGATATACTTCTTCATAGTTTTTAATACGAAGAGGTTGTTCGCAACATGCATGGTCTTACCAGATGCTCGTACAGGTTCGCCAAGACTAGCTATAACAACAGTCTCAGCGTTATTGATTTTACGAAGCAGATTAGCCCCAAGATGTGCTTTATTGTTTTTACCGCGTTTCATTATTTACCCTCTTTCTTATACATAAGACCAAGTCCAGTGAGAGCAGCTACTAAACCAATTAACATGTAAATATGCTGAGCGTTGTAGCCAGTCGCAGGAAGAGTTTTAACAGAAGACGTCACAAATCGAACAGGTTCTTCAGATTTAGGTTGTGATTGTTTAGGAGATACCGGTTTTTCAGGTTTAGGTTCTTGTGGAGCTGGAGTTTTTGGTTCTTCAGACTTAGGTTGTTGAGGTTTAGGCGATTCGGGGTCTTTAGGAATATCGTTAATATCCAATTCAGGCTTGTCGTAAACAGGCGCTTCATTTGGAACTACACCACCAGACCACTCAGGTTTTTCACGCTCTTCAGGAATACCAGGAATACCACCTTGGAACTCTGGTTTTTCATGAACAGGTGCCTCATTAGGAACTACTCCACCTTTCCATTCTGGTTTATCATAAACAGGCGCTTCATTAGGAACTTCAAATTTAGGGCGAGTTTTACCATCAGCATGACCGCTTCCTCCTACAAGTTTGGTTTCAGCATCAAAACCTGTTCCTCCACCATCCCAGCTAACATTGATTTTGTTAGTAGGGTTATACTCCATTTGTTTGAGTTTAGTTTTGTACTCAACAAATAAGGTCTTCTTATCAATCTTAGCAAGAGTTGTGTCAAAACCGTTTGGACGTACTTTAGCATTTGCCAGTGCATCAGCAGCAGGAGCGTCATATACAAATGGATCAACGCTCTTAACATAGTAGAACTTCAAGCTATTTTCAACGTATTCTTGATCATCAGACCATGTATCTGAGATGTTGACGTTTTCCATGTAAGATTTCTTATAGTTAATACGGGCAGTCCAGTTAACAACAGATGGGTCATCTTTATCTTGCCAGCCGTATTTATATAGTGCTTCATCGGTAGGTTCAACACCTTTAGAACCAGCGTTCAATTCGACAACAGTACCGTTGAATGAAATTTCATGCTTGGTATCTGGTTGTACAACTTCACGGTTGATCCGTGTGTTGAGGTTAAGCGAGATAGATTTGTCAAGTGGGTGTTCGGCGAAGTAGTTATTGAAAGTAGTAGTTACGGTGTTTTCAGCAGCTTTAACTTCAGCATTACCTACTTCAGTTTCGCCTGTACCATTGTATACAGGGAAATTGTAATTAGTTTCAAATGAAAGTTCATTAGGAATATTAAAGGTCATAGTGTCGCCTTGGTTGATTTGAACTTCGTCAGGAATATCGGTTTTAATATTGACATTCACTTCAGACCAAATAGTGTCATCTGATTTAGTTACAGTAACTTCTGGATCAGTCGCTACAAGTTCTGTAGATCCTTCTGCTTTAGTTACATCAGCCAGTACTACTTCACTGATAAAGATTGAGCTGAAAAGAGCGATACCCATAGTTGCAAGTTTGAATGCGATGTTTTTCATTTTATTTTCTCCTTTTTGTTTATGATTTGGATTATACACAGTATCTGTTTCTATCTCTTTTTTATGGTTCATATAAACCTCCTTCACACAAAAGAAATAAAAAAAAGAAAAGAGCTGAGTAAATACTCAACTCCTAGTCTTTGCTAGAAAAAGCTTTCTTCAGCTTTTCAGTTCCACTATGAATCTTATCTTGCAGGATAGATCCATCGTACGTTTCGGTTGCAACAACAACCAAGTAGAGTGCGATAGCTCCTGCAGCTACACTATTCAACAGTTTATTTGTATTCATTTCTGAATCCTCCTTTTTCTTTCTATATAGTAGGATGTAAAAATTTTAATCCCACTTAGACTCACCTTTACGATGTATACCAAAACTGACGGCTTTCGGACGAGGTTTAACAACTTCATCTTCAGTGATACCTAGTTCATCAAAGGCTAGGCATAGAGCGGCCTGCCGAATACTCTTCTTCTTACTCTTAGGTAAAAATGTTCGGAAATCATCATTACGTAAGTTAGGTAAGCAGACCCCGGTACGGTCGTCATAGATAATACCCGCTTTTAACATATACGGATGTTTTGAGAACCAGTCCACAATTTCACTGAGTCTCTTATCCATAAATGCAACTGAGCGGTATTCCTTAACTGCTTGAGGGTATCGCTTAGCAATTTTACTTACTGTCTGAGAACCAGGCGCCTTAGCTAGTTTCTTAAGGTCATAGTTATGGGCTTCCATTATACCTTTAATTATTTTAGGGTCTATAGATGTAACATACAGATCAGCCCAATTACCACACCGCTTATAGGTTGATAATATCTTGTATTGCACGCCATATCGTTCCAATACCTTAATTACACGGAATACTTGATAGGGCGTTTTACTTGAATTAGAGTCAATTATATATAGCATAGCTCCTCCTAATCAAGTGGAATATTCCATCCGATAACATTCCTAGCTCCCTGATCTCGCATTGTACGTAGCGCCTCATTAATCTCATCAACTGAGAAAAATGGTGTCATCAACAGTGTAGACTTGTAAGGAGGCTTGAATTGAATACGGTTATTATCCAATAAGGTCAGAGTACTATACTCATCAGATTTAACCGCGTCATACATTTTAGTTTCCTCTTCACCAGGGATAACGAAGATCTGAGTAGGCACTCGGTCACCCAGATCATCTTCTCCTCTTAGTGTAGCAATGAAACCAAATATGACAGGCTCATGCTTTGCCTGCTTTTTAGAGATAAAGTTTTTAAGTCTCTTAAACATACTTAGTTCCTTTCATACTTAGTACCTTTAAAGATAATATTACCGTCTCCAACTGCAAATACGTCTTCTACAGCGTCGTGTACAAGTTGGTGGTAATAGGTCATGTCAATATCGTCGAAGCCTTTATAGTTACTTGCAAGCTCCCATTTATACCCCGTGGTTCCTGTTACAGACACACGTTTGTCGACAATGGTATCAGGGAAGCCGTTTGAAATAATATAATCGACATCATGATATTCAAGACCAAGTTCAGCAGCAATCTTACGTTTCTTAGCTTCTTCTAATTGAGCAGGCGTCAATCCTTGTGACTCACGTTGAAGTAAATATTTCGGTTTGATCCATCGCGATTGAATCATTTGTGCAACATTACTTGGTTGAGTACGAGAGATTTCACGGCCTGTTACAGAAGCGTAGATTTGTGCGTTCTTACCAATATACTGGTCGTCAAGATAGATAGCGGTCTTAACTTCCTTAGTTGTGAAGAAGTCTTGTTCGTTAACCTCTTTCTGACTCAGAAGCGTCTTGTAGACATATGGGTTTGTCTTCTTACCGAACTGCGCACCAATAGCTTCCCATTTACCTTTCTCATCTTCCGGCCAACTGATTTCAGCAATAACGGTAGCACGGTTGAGCAAGGCCATACGAGAATATGTGTGTTCGTGATCAAACTCGTATTTGAAATCACGTGCCCGTTGCATACAGTACTCAATAATATAATCGTCAGCATTGACAATCTTAATTGAGTCTGTCTTAATATGAGCTACCTGGTAGCCTTTACCTTGAACCTCGTGTTTAAGCATCAACATAAATAAGGCACCACGTTTAGCGACACAGTTATCGATGTTACGAGGGTCTTTGAATTTATTAGGCCAAGGTGCGGAAGTCATACCGTAAATAATATTAACGATAATCTTAAGTGCATGGGCAAGACCTTTAACTGATGATCCTTCGAAATATGGACGAAGTTTTTCTGACAAGGCAGGATCTACTTCATCAAATCGATGCATTGCTGAGTCAGTACGTCCTTCTTTAATATCAATACGACATTCAACCAAGGCCTCAACTTTAGGAGTATATGGGCCGAAGTAGTTCATAGCAATATAACTATGCGGGTGCATTGACTTAACGTCAAGAACAACAACATTCTCATATACACCAGGCTCTGCATACACATAACCGCCTTCAGATGGATCTTCACCCATATATTCAGATTTCTTCTTGAATTTATCATAGGTGTATCCTGGGAATTCCTCAGCAAGGTCATACCAGTTGAATTTCTCTTGAGGATTTGGGTCATCACCAAATAAAAATTTCTCAGCTTGTGTCTGAGTCTTAACGTTAGGCGATAGCCCGTTAATTTCAGCAAGGATTTTACGAGCAGCCCAAGCGTCTTGACCGTCTTTAGATTTAAATAACTCTTCCTCTGAGGTTACGTCGTTAAGCATATATGCCGCACAACGACCCCATGCATGTTCGGGTAGAGGCTTAGTCCAATCGTATTCAAACTCGTCATGACGTAGACCTAGCTTGATTTGCCATTTCTTCAATGACATCTTAGTATCTAGGAACTCGTAAATATCCCCATAAGAGATTTCATTAGCAGCCCAGATCTTAGACCGCTTGTCACCTCTCTCAATAATACCTTGAGAACGCTGATAACATTGCATCTTATCATCACCCTGCATACGACCATAAGCAATATGGTTATCGTATCCAAGGTTATTGAATCCCATCATGTTGTGAGTATCAAACAACTCTCGTGTCCGTTGTGGTGTAGGATTGATTTCAATACCAATCTTGTCTTTGTTCTGACTCCACCACTCGTTAACGAGAATGCATTCAATATCACTGAGGCTCATACAATCTTCTAATCCTCGATATACAGCCTCTGGTACCTCAAGACCGTATTTCTTCCAACCAATCATATATAGGTTAGAGAAGACCTCCGAGTCGAAGAATGTAATTTCCTCATCTGGTAGAATAAGAGATTCTGAAACTGATTCAGTCTCATCTTCAGGAATATTCGCAAACTTCATCTGAGCAACCATCTTCATACACTGAGGTGCTTGGTTGGTTGAGCTAAGTGCGAATTTAAGAACGTCATTCTGCATATGTCGTAGGTCATACGTTACACCTGACTCATATGCTTCGTCAAGCTTGTCTTTAATAAAGCTAACCTCTGGAGCCGTCGCACCATGGTGTTCTTTACGCATACAAGCCTCAATGAAGTTCTTGAGTTTTTGCTCTGTCCAAATAATATGTTCCACGTCCTTATACATAGTTTTCTTCTCCTCCTTCAAAGGTAGCCCACTTGAAATATGTGCTACAGGGAGATCGTTAGCAGAAATAAGCTTCCGTCGTAACGATGCCCCACCATTATACACCTTGATTTCAACATCATCAGATATACGATTAGCCAAGCGAGTTGGGTCACCATCATACCAATAATGCAAGTGGACACCGCCACCTGATTTAGAAACCTCGGTATATGTAGGAGGATATTGAGCAGCCAATTCTAAGTTCTTAGCAAGGTCTTTTTCACCTGCCTCGTTCTTACAATCGAAGTCAATAACAATATGTTCGGTTGGAACACGGACAAAGTGTAATTTAGTTGGGTCGATGTCTTTAAGAGTAGTCGTGACGTTATCCCATTTCTTCAATGGGTTACCTGCATCATTGGTGTATTGTGCAGGCCAGTCACGTCCCTCCATGTCAAACCTAGATGTTACTCGACCCATAGTTAAGTCAATCTTAGGTTTCGATTCACCTCCAGCCTGTTTCTTTTTAGTCTCAGGGAAGGCTTCCTCGTATTTAAATCCACGATACCAGTGACGTTTACGATTACCGTCTTCGTCCTTAGTATCTTTAGTATACGTCTCAAAGAAGCGCTGTAAACCTAATCGCAGCCTATTCTTATAACCATTTGTCTCCCATCCTCTTTCTTCAAGCATACCTTTATAAAGGAGCTCAACTTCAGAGAGGGTTGGGTTATTCTGCATCAGTAGGACGTTTTCACGAACAAACTCAAATATGGAGTCACCATACTCAAGCATCTCAATATCCACATCGTTAGCATAGAAGAAAGCACCTAGACGAGAGAATGTATCTATCGCCTTTTGTGTAATACCAGCTAACTCGTATTGAATACCGTTCATGAGTTCCTTATATCGAGGGCCTGCAATTAGATGCCCAGTAGGAACAGCCTTTAGTAACCGCCGTACAATCCCTGAGTCTGAGTCACGGAATTGTGCACGTTGGTTTGACGCAGTGATAATAAGACCTTTAAAGGTTACAGGATATGGGCGTTGATAAAGTTTACGCACAAACACTTCTTCGTGTGATGTTACTTTCAACAGTGGAGTATCATTCTTAATACGACTCAAATCAGTATCCGAGTCAATCAATAACGGTAGCTCTTGTAGAGTTCCTGTCGCATACTCCGAACCACTAGTTAGTTGTTTTAGATCAATACCTCCAATATACTGCCCTAGTAACATCTCAATAATTCTGATAATGGTACCTTTACCGGTTCCTGCAGGGCCGTATAGAAATAAAAACTTATCGATGTTGATAATCTCACCTGTGAATAAGGCACCCAAACACCATAGAATTTTGTCTAATTGGTCTGGCGCATATAATACAGATGTCATCTCATCAAATGCGGGTGTAGGTTGAGGTGTCGGTGTGTAAGGTAGTTGGAATGTTGAATAGTCTTCCCTAGCAACTTTGTAATTGCTAAATAAGATTTTAGAGTTGAATACTTGCAATGACTCCGGAGCATCTTCACAATATTTACCGAAGTTGCGCATAAGTCCAGAGCCTGCGTTCTGCATAAACTTAAGAGATACGCGTTCATAACCCTGGGCTTTAAGCTCCATGTATTTCTGTCTAATATAATGGTCAACAGCACGAACAACATCGTTCTTTTCCATCGACCATTTCTCACCGTCCCACATTGCGTAGAACGCCCCACCTTTTACAACAATATCTTGTACATCCGCACCTTGGTCATCTAAATAGGTAAAGTCTGCAGAAACGACAGCATCGGCTTTCCGATTAGGCCCAGTTAATTCTTCAACTGTAATATTAAAGAAATCTGGTTTTCTATCTGTCATATCTCACTCCTCTAAAATCCTATCGCGACAACTCTGCTCATATCGATATATTTCTCGTTACAGCAATCGTCGATAAACGGCGACTCGCCTTTTGGATGTTGTTTCTTAATATAGAATACAGTATTATCCATAAAGGATTGTTTAAACGCCGCATAATCATTAGTAGGAATAAAGTCAGCAATAAAGGTCTTACCGTCAAAAGAATATTTAACTAGTAATAACTCTTCATGCATAATTACTCCTCATCATCAATTCCGTTCATTTCTTTGAAATATTCTTCAAAGTCTGATGCCCGTCCAATAAATTCGTTGTACTCAATAAATAAGCGCACATCGAAACCTGTATCGTTTGGTTCAAGATGGTCTACAACTCGTCCAAACATACTAAGTTTCTTCATAGGGCTATTTGGTACATTCTGAACATTGCGGTGCTCAAGGATCTTACCGATGATAAGGAGTTTCTGTTCGATAGTTTCGCAGTCAAGGAGACCGGAGTTATAGAGCATATAACCCACCATTGCCAATGCGCAACCTTCTGTAGTATCTTCTTCGAACTTCTGACTGAATTCAAATAAGATTTCACCAAAGGTTACAGGGAATGTTTCTGAGTAATATGCATCAGGGCCGAAGAAATCACGTCGGCGTTCACGAACATCTTCCCAGATATTAGCGTCATGCTCATTGTAAGGTTGAACAATATTGGTATCATTAACCTCTAGCAATTCAGAGAATACATCCATCGTTCCGTGGATATTCTCTTTTGTAAATAATACACCTAGGTTGTATCGTTCTGATACATAACGGCATAATTCTGGCGAGTTATCATACAACTGGGAGATTAGAACCGATTTGTATTGGTTCCAAGCTTCAACACTCCCAGGGTCAGTATCATGTCGCATACTTTGTCCCTCATTTCCTTTCAAATTTTTAGCAGCTTCAACGACATGATAAGGAATGTTTTCTTCACCTACGTTGAAATATTCGTTTTCTTCCCATACGTTATGATGTACAACTTCTTCTTCAGTTTGTTGTGCACCAGCATGGTAATCATCTTCTTCACTAGGAGCCATCTCATCTTCCGTCGTAGTTAAAGTAACACGACGTCGACGCATTTCTTCTAGTTCTTCATTTTCGTCTTGTGGCGGTTCAGGAGTGCCGAAAATAAGGGCGTCAATATGTTCTTCAGCTAAGGCGAGCTGTTGGTCACGTAAAGCAATCGTTTCCATTAACTCTTGAGTCTGAGCTTGATTAACTTCCTCCATTTCCTTGAGTTGCTTTTTAGTTTCCTTTACGAATTTGTAAACGAAATAAGACAACCCAGCAACCGCACCTGTAACAAGACCAGCGGTTATAAGTGTTTCTTTTTTCATTTCTTTGCATCCTTTTTAAGAATATGATTGATACATTCAGCAATCAGAGCAAGGTCTTCAACAGGCAAACTAACGCACATAGCTTCATTGGTTTCTTCATCAAATACTTCCAAAAGTACATCGTCATCATTTTCATAAACAAGAGTTAATCCTGCTGTTGAATCTAATTGTTTGAATTTCATTTCCATTGTAATATCCTCCCTGGATATAGTGGAAGACCGGTACGCATACCGGCCTAGTCCTTTACTCTCTACATCCAAATATGACTAAGCAGCTAGAGCTTTGTCTGCTTCAGGGTCAAGAGGAGCTACTACAACTTTCTCGTAGAGTTTCTCCCAGATATCGTTCACTTCTTTAGTTACTTCTTCACCGTCAAAATCATGATTAGGTGTGAAGTTAGAATGAACATCACCGTCTTTACTGAAAGATACCCAGCGAGTTTCTAACTTGTCAGGAAGGAGCATGTTAATCGCATTTGACACGATTGTTTCACGCTCTACACCAAGTTGGATTTCACGTTGAAGACCTTCTTCTTCAAGGAGTTCGATATGTTCCTTGAGTAAATCGTTATTAGCGAAAAGAAGTTCTTCGGCTTCATGAGCATAGGCGCTACGTTTAAGCCAAGCGGTGCGATATCCATAGCAATATCCACCAATTACAGCAGCAGCAAGAAGACCAAAACCAATATAAGTTTTAACCTTTTTCTTGTCAATGTTCTTGACTTCAGGTTCTACAGCTTCTTCAACAGTTTCAATTTGGCCTGTTGTTTCGTCAGCAACGGTTTCTACAACTTCTTCAGGAGCGTAGATACCTTCTTTGTTTTTGTAGTCTTTGAAATTCTTATACAATTTATAAACTGTATAAGTTGCGTTGACAGTTAGGAATGTGTAAAGACCAGCTTTTGCGATTTTGTTCATGAGTATACCTCCAAATATATTCTATTAAATCAAGTAATCAGAAATGTCAGACGCGAAATCAACAGAAGATGTGATGTCACGTACTGGTGGGAATTCAATTACGGGGACAGGATATGGATATCCGTTTTCGTCTTTGACCATAACTACATGTACATCAAGGTCGAAGTAGTCATTATCTGTCCAACCAAGTTCAGTACCTGCACGGCGTTCGTGTTTTTCCAATGGGATTTTAAGAGCGTCATACAAACCGGTAAGAGTGATGTGTCCTACACGTTGTAGTTTTTGATAGAGTGCGTTAGAAATAGATGTGATATACATTTGATTGTAGTTCAAGTCATCTTTAACGAATTCGGCAGACTTGTTGAAATATGTGTATTCCATCCATTGTACTTCATTAGGTTTGATTACAGAAACGGTCTTAGGTTTCTTCTTACCTTCTTCTTCAGGCCCTGCTAGGACTTCTTCACGTTGACCGATGAATTGCGCATTAGGGTCATCAGGATATTGTTCACGAATTTGTTTACGCAGCTTATGGTTAGCCTGAGTAGCAGACGCAAGAGCGGATGCAAGAAGCGCATTACGTCCAGTCAACACATGGTATGAGCGTAGGATTGCTCCAGTTGACAAGAGACCCATTGTGACAGTAGGCGATACCGCTTTAACTACACGGAATACGGTTTCACCAACTGGTACTTCCATTTCACATTCACGGCGAGCTTCAATTTCTTCAACGATTTGTGTGATCTTACCTTTAGCGCGATATGCCAATACCGCAGTAGTAGCAAAACCAACGAGACCTGCAGCGGTCATGATAAGCGGTTCTTTCTTCTTATAGTTGAAAGCAAGTTTTTCCATGTTTTCTTTAAAGATTTCTAAACTCCATTTAGACATTATATATTTCTCCTTTAGTTACAAAAAATAATTAAGACCCATGCGATGATTAGTAAAATAATCAATGGGGTTACTAGATTGACTGCGATATATACTATTACTGATGTAAAACAAATAAGCAGGAATAGCAATATAGCTAGAATTAAAAGACACATTATTATTCACCTTTGTCTACGACTTTAGTAACTTTGCTAGCAGACTCAAGTCCTTTTTCAATAGCTTTCTTAGTTGTATCTACCAAATATGGTACAACACCGAATGCGACGATTTTGAGGGTAGTAAAAACAGCTTTTTTATTCATGATATTTCTCCTTTTTTTCTTATAAATGATTAAACAACTTCAACAGGCGGTAACCCCAGGATATACTTACCTCCAGATGGGATAATAGAAACATTATCTAGGTTACGCCAACCGTAGGCATTGTCTGTATAGTCGACACTTGGGCGATTAATATAATCGTAGTAGTCAGCCAGCAAGGCACGTCCACTACGCATAATATCACCACGCAAGAGATCAAGAACTTCCTTAGCATCTTGATAGCGGTCAATTTCCCAAATCTTAATACGTCCAGGCGAATTGATTGATTGGACTGAATTTGAGACTTGTTGTGGATGATATGCGCTGGAATAGTTGGTGTAGGTCTGACGTCCGCTACCTCTATAATAAGGTGATGGGTTTGACCACCCACCATTACTATATCCGGTATATCGAGACCGGTCTTCGCCATATGCCGCCATGTTTACACCAGTGTTAATCGTATTAACCAGAGTGTCCTTAATAGCAGGCATAATGACTTCTCGACCCAAATATGAACCAATAGCACGAATACCATTAGGGCCAAGGATACCTCGAACAAGTCTTGTCATAAGACCAGGTTTTCGTTCCTCAGCGGCAGTAGCAGTAGTAACTGCTTTCTTTGGTGTACGCTCTAGAGCTTCTGTGGTAATCGTCTCTTTGGTCTCTTTCTCAACCATCGCTACATTAGTAGCACGGATATCACTGTAATCCGTTTTCGTCATATGCTTCTCCTTTTGAAAAAAAAATATGAAAGGTGTTTTCTTGTTTCCTGTCGGAATCGAACCGACGCTTCGATATTAACGTGTGCTCCCATAGTACACCAAGTAATCCAAGATACCTTTCTATATAGTAGTCTGTAAAAATTTTATAATTGGTATCCGACAAGGACTACACATAGCATTCCGTCTTGTAATTCGGAAGCCAAAGTATCGTAGTGAGTGACCTTGAACGGCATACCTTCAACTGATGCAAAGTCGTTGGTAGAACCTAAGTCCAACAACATGTCAGTTGATTGCATAGGCTCAAGTGGGTCAACACGTAGAACGACATCAACTCGGTCTGAGTCTTTGTGTGGCATCCGCTCCAATGAGTATGGGTATTTATCTAAATATGTTTTCTTCATCTTCTTCTCCTCAAAAAAAAAGATAAGAGCTGGGAATTTAATCCCTAACTCTTATTCTTCAGAATTTACTTCTTGAATAGCATCAACAACATCTTCAGTAGTTTCTTCGATTGCTGTTGGCATTTCGAATTCAGCAGGCATACCTGCTTGATAGACTTTCTTTCCGAAGAAAATCACTGCTCCAGCAGCCGCAACTGCACCACCGATAAGTAAAGCATGATCCTTAGTCCAGCCCCATAGGCTTTTCTTTGGTTGTGCTTCATTATCGACAGTAACAGCAGGCACTGCTTCAATAACTTCTTCAGTTTTGTCTACAACAGGTTTTACTGCTTCTTCAACAACTTCAACAACTTCTTTAACTTCTTTAGACATATTAATGTCCTCCTTAATATTTATTCTATATAGTGATATGTAAAATTTTTATTTAAATGGGAATTGGAAACACCATTTCTTTCGGGTGTTAGAATACCAATACCGTGGGCGAACTAGTTTACCTGCAATTCGTGGATCTTTGAGATATAACTCAAATAGATGATCGGCAATACTTTCCATAACATCTAAATCGTCTTCAATATGACTTTCAGATGAGATTGGATCAATATACATCCTAATGCCGCCGGCATCTTGATTGTAATATGCGATACTTGAGCGGTAAATAGCATTAACTAAAATAAGGTTGTTAGGGTAGACTACAATTTCATTATGCATTAATGATGACTTCCTTTCTCGATATACAAAATATCGCCTTTTACAACTGCGCCAAACACGATGTTCTGTTCAAGCTCGGTTACCTGAACATAGAGAATATCACCAATGAGTATGTTTGGTCGTTTATGCACGTCGTACATGTTGAATTGACCATAGGTTTCTCCAGGAGCGCCTTTGACTTTGACCTTGCCTAAGAAAGCATACTTGTCGTTGTTTTGATCATAGCTCTCCAGTGTGCTCTCAGTTATCTCCCAGCGGATAATCTTACCTTGCCAATCCTCGTCAGTGTTGAGTTGGTGAAGGTCAGTGATAGTCACGATATCCGCCTTAGGAGGTTTAGGTGTAAAGTACCAGATACCAACTCCGGCACTAATAAACGCGATGATTACAGCAAAAATAACAGCAACTTTAACTTTCATAATATTTCTCCTTTATAGTAAATCACGAATGATATCGATAGTGTTTCTTAGGCATTCTTCAATATAATATTTATGGTCAGCGGCAAGGTTGTAGAATGAGCGATTGTAGTAGTGCTCACCATACTCTTGGGTACACCATTCAGCCCATTCCTCAGCAGTTTCAGACCAGGCGTAGGTTGTTAGGTTAGTGTCCACAATGAACTCAACAACAAAATGACGAATGAACTCATCATCTCCCATAGCCATAATCTTTTGACGTCGTTTTTCTTCAAACTTCATGTTATGTGATTTCTCCTCCAGTGCACGATTTTCGCCTTTCATATTATGGTTAATATAGACAAGGTTATAGAACGATTGTTCGAAATATGACCGTTTGGCTAGTAGAATATCATTATAAGCCTGACGTTCATCTTCTGGCAAATCTTCCAATACAATATCGGTACAGTTACGGAAATCGACATCAGTAGGTGCAAGGTCGTAAGTCTGGATAGCGTCCTGCATCTTAGCTAGAATATTGTTAACCGTATTCTTGGAAAGATACATGGATACGCCTACTTTAAAATAAGCATAATAGATTTTCCAGAGATCGTCTTTATGATGTTTGACAATATCTGAGGTTTTGATACCCCGGATTTCAGGATAGTCGGTTAGTAGCATAATGAGGAACATTTCGAAGTCTTCATCGTTTTCTTCTAGGTGGTTATTAACCATTGTGAAGACAATCGCTTCGAAGAAGGCCTTTCGAAACTCATCGGTGAAGTATTCCTCATAGTAAATATATTCCTTTTGAGACATATATACCTCCAAAAAAAAA